AGGCTCTATCCAGAACGCTTATCAGGGCTTTGCCAAGCAGAACTACACCATGCTGGATAACCTGAAACTTGGTTACGGTGGTACGAAGTCGGAAATGGAGCGTCTGTTAAAGGACGCTGGGAAAATTTCTGGAGTTAAGTATAACCTGGATAATCTGGCGGATGTGTATAACGCGATCCATGTGATCCAGGAAAAACTGGATGTTACAGGAACCACAGCGAGAGAAGCATCGACCACATTCAGCGGATCTTTCGGAGCCATGAAGTCCGCAGTTAAAAATCTGCTTGGCTTTATGGCGAGTGGCGGTGATGTAGAAGGCGCTATGGGCTCTGTAGTGGAGACGGCCAGCACGTTCCTGTTCAAGAATGCGGTTCCGATGGTTGGACGAGTCGTAAAAGCGCTTCCTGGAGCTGTGAAAACAGGTATAAAGGCGGCTGCTCCGAAGATTAAAGAATCTGGTGGAGAAATCGTCAAGGGCCTGAAAGACGGAATTGTGAGCGCACTGCCATCTTCTATGAGCGGCGCAGTCAACCAGGCGTTTGATGGTATCGGAAACCTGGGTTCCAAGTTTTCAGCGGCTATACCGGAACTTGTATCTTTCGGAAAGAGCATAACAAATTCCCTTGGTCAGGCTGCAGTAGCCAGTGCCCCAGCAATTGGAAGCATTGTGAACACTGTTTCAACTATGCTTCCAGTAATACTCCCGGTGATTTCAAGCGTGGTTTCTGGTATCAGTGGCCTGATCTCTCAGGCATCGCCAGTTATCGCAGGGCTGGTGTCGGCTATCGGTGTGGCTGTTGTGGCGCTTGCCCCTGTTTTCAGTACGATATTCGATGGCATTGGTGAGAAAGTAAGTTCTGTGATCGGCTTTATCGGAGAGCGGATGGGCTTCATCCAGGAGGTTATCGCGGTAGCTGGCCCGGCAATCGGTTCTGTATTGACCACAGCCTGGAGCGTGATCTCGCCTATTATGGATTTGTGCATTAGTGTATTCGAGCTTGTTTTCAGCGTGGTTCAGCGCGTGTTCCCAGGAATTCAGAGTATCCTGGAGAGCGTCTGGAGCGTGGTTCAGCCTATTGTGGAAGGAATTGGTTCGGCTATCGGTAAGGTAGCGGACTGGATCAGCAACACAGGAGCCAAGATTGCAGGTTCTGGAGGCAGTGGATCGGGAAGCGTTGGAAAGAATGCGGCTGGAGACAACAACTGGCGTGGTGGACTTACCTGGGTAGGTGAGGAAGGCCCAGAGCTTGTAAATCTGCCGCGAGGTTCCAGGATACTTCCAAACAAGGAAAGTGTGTCTCTGACCAGCAATGCATTCGGTGGCGTAGTACAGGGAAGTATGGCAGCATCCTCCGGAAACGGTGGAGGAATGTCCTCTGTCA